CTATCCCCCGTAACCTCGTTTTCAACATCAGTTAAGACTAATGGATCTTGACTGCTCGCTCAATTGGCACCCCTCGTTAGCTGGATACACATTCAGCGATGTTGATCTCGAAGTCGAGGATGCATTTGAGATTGTCAAACAACCGATGGACGGAAACTGTCTCTATCATGCCCTAGCATGTGGACTTGTTGAAGAGCAACAACCAGACTCATACAAGACGGTGAAAGAGCTAGTCAAGGAGTCAGCAGGGCTTTTCTGGAATAACACAGCTGAAGCACAGGTTTCAGAAGAAGATTTAGCATCATATTTAGTTAGGATTTCTCGGCCTAATGAGTGGGGCTCCACACTAGAGGTCAATTTCTTCTCTCAAAAAACAAAACTAACTGTTTATGTGTGGCATGAGGATGTCAACAAGCACTGCAACTACGTCTTACGCTATGGGAATGACAGAATTATTGAATCAATCAACATCCTGCACAGAAAGAACCACTTTGACTACTTGAAGCCTAAGTTTGATCAGAAGCAGCCTCACCAGGACAAGCCATTTCTCACTCTTGAGGAAAAGGTTGAACTTTTTTCAAGGTACACTGTTGATCCTGAAGATGAAGACTGGTCTTTGGATCAACTTGTCAATGAAGATGACCTTACTGACGGTTCCAATAAGAGAGCTGAGCTGCTTAAAACCAAGGATAACCAAACCTATTATCAAAAGGTCAGGAAATTGATACCCAAGTCTGAAAACATACCTGTGAGAGTTGGAAGAGTTCTTGACACATTTTTCAGCTGCAAAATTGTTGCTAAACTTAACAATAGAATGCTATTGCTAAAACCCATGACAAACCCAACAGAAGAACCTGAGGCTCTCACACTAAGGACCCTAGGACACAAGATTTTAACCTTTGACAAAGAGCTGAAGAAAGAATACTCCTCTTCCCATCTTGCTCTAACCAAGGAGCTGATAAGCTTCCTAGATCTGCCAGGACTACTAAGAACAGCCTTCCCAGGATTGGGTTTGGAGCGGTATGCAGCTATTCTACATGATGAGCTTATTTTGGACATCTGTACAGTGGCTGTTGCACTTCTTCTGTCAACATACCTTTATGGGTCAAATAACAGAAATAAGAAGAAGTTCATCACTAACTGCTTGTTTGGACTGAACTTGTCTGGAAAGAAAGTTGCTGCAACACTCAAGAAAGTAAGTCAAAGGGATCTTTATGAGCAGCCTAAAAAAACTGTTGCTTATGTTTGCAACCAATTGTACGGTAAAGTTATGGGCGGGCTGAGTAAGAAGTTTGGTTCTCTTGGGGGTTGCAGTATGCTTGTCTTATGTAGTGTGGATCTATCCGATCTGGGAGTAAAAGAGTACCTCCAAGTTGTTGACAACCTTGCAAAGCTGGACAATGAAACGGAGGATTTTGGTCATATGGAAATAGAAAGTTTGAATCGCTTGAGACTTGCACTTGAACGTATTCAGAAAGCTGACAAGGAACAGCTCTACGACCTACTAAAAACACTGTCTGATAGCTACGGCCAAGCTGCAGAACCCACAAAAAGGGCAACTAGGAACAAGGAATCAGCCATGCAGTTTATCATTCAGGAGTATTTCAAGAAAAAAGAGATCACCAAATTCATTTCCACGGGTGGAAAAGCTTATTCAGGAGCAACCATTGGAAATGTGCTAGCTTATGCACACAACATCTACATGTCCAAAGAAAGCTTAAAATTGAGCACTGAGGACATAAATCAGCTTCTGATAGAGATAAGAAGTCTGCATGCAATCCAGGGGACTCAAGCCATACTTCCAATTGCCATCATTTGTGAAAATCTGAGCCCCAACTTTCAAAAGCTCTTTAGTGAATTGCCACAGGAGTGCGCGCAAGAGTGTGAAACACTTTTAGAGGATGCCCGCAATTCCGACTCGCATGCATCAGCCTGGAAGAGCGCACTTAGACTCAAAGGTGTGGCCTATGAAGGGTTGTTTGCAAAATCAAGGGGTTGGAGGTATGTCCCGGAGGATGTGAAGCCTAGCTTGACTATGTTAATTCAGTCATTGTACCCTGATAAGTTTGAAATGTTTCTTGAACGAACGCAGCTACACCCAGAGTTTAGAGACTTAGTCCCTGACTTTTCTCTGACCCAAAAAACATTTCTCAGAGGCACTGAGATCAAACCCAGAGATCTCCACCAACCATCACCAGCAACAGATCTAGGAAAACCTGGTATGGAAGCCATTGGCAAAGGAAGACAGATGTTCCCTCTTCCAGAAGTTGAGATCCAAGAAATCAACTCGGTGGCAAGTGCAATTGAGTTGTTTGAGAAGCAGAAAGCAGAATCTGGAAGAAATTTCTTTTGTTGCACAAATGACGTTGCATTTGGACCGGAGGATGATCTTGTGGTCAATGAGTTGCTACTAGTTGAAGTAGGTTATCAAACCGACATAGAAGGGAAAATGTCCACTGACATGAAAAAATGGAAAGATGTTTTGGGATTATTACGAATTCTAGGCATCAGATGCACAGTCATCACTTGTGCTGATGCATCCATGACCCCAGCGAGAAATTGGTGGATTCCTGAAGGTAAAGTCCTTTTGCTAAAATCCTCCATCAGTTTTCTCTTCTCTGAGTTTCAAAAGAATTCTCCTGCTGAGGTGACAGATATAGTTGTAGGCTCTATAAGCACCCAAAAGCTCAGAAGCATGCTTAAAGCTGGTTCGGTGATAAAGACTCCAATTTCCATTAAGGAGGTCCGTGAGACATGGGAAAAACAGAAAGAATACATATTGACTCGCCCAACAGGAGCGCAAATTCCAGAGGATCTAGTAGCAAGTTTGAAGTTGGGGTTGGTTGACGGAGTGGTCATGGAACAACAGTCATCAGAGGCTTGCATTGACCTTCTGAAGAGGGAGAAAAACAAAATCATAGATGCTTTTGAAAGGACGAAATTCAAGCACACTGTTAATAGAGACATGGTCACATCACAAGAAATGATGCTGGCCTGGTTGAAGGAAGATTTACCTTGCTGCAGATGTGAAGAATGTGTCAAACAGATTAAAATTTCCCTGGAAGGTACCAGCTGTCTTGAGGACAAGTTGTCCTTACTTTGTTACCATCTTCAGCCTGTCAATCATAAGCCTTGCTGCCATCCTCAAAGTCTGAAGAACTTTCCACAACCAACGGTCAAAAGGAGAGTTGCAAACATGAGTGATGTTGAACATTCTACTGTTAAGTCTTTTGAAAACAGCAGTGAAAACATAAGTCTACTAGACAGGTTAGTCAGATTAACCCTTCCTGGGAAAACTGAAAAGGAAAGGAGGATCAAACGCAATGTTGAGTCACTTATTAGGTTCTGCATGGAAAAGTCTGAGATAGACTGTATAAAGTTGCCAACAGGACAACTTGTTTCCAAAGGACACCCAGGACAAAAAAGATCAAAAGAGAGTTTAGATGAGTGGCACACTAGACTGGCAAAGGAACTGTCAGAAGACAAGTTGAAAACATACTCTGAGTACACAAGAAGGACACTTAAACATAGTTTAGAGCAGGCTAGCAATCAGGCAAACTCCAAATGTCAAGTTCCATCTAAGTGGATGAAGTGTCTAATACAGGACCTTGGAGTCCCTACAGATGATGGCCAGATAATTTCAAGATTAAAGGAGAGTCAAAAGGCCAAAAAAGACTTCAAGATCAACAATGACAAGGTGGTGATTGTAAGTAAAGATGAAATTGGAGAGTACATTAGCAGCAAGTTAAGTCGCTGTCTGTCTGACAGTAGGGTTTTCCAGCTAGATTGCATTATATTTAAGGAAGTTTCTGCAGAATTAATGTTGAGGCTGCAAAGTTCTCCTTATGAAACATGTCCTAAGATTCTATTGACCCTTATAGATTTCATGCTTCAATTTGGCTGGTATCAAGAGCTGGTTCTGTATAGCAAGATATGTGAGACTTTCCTCAGGTGTTGCACTGAGTTCACTAGAAGTGGTATTAAGCTAGTAAAGGTAAAACATACAAACCTGAACTTAGGAATCAAGCTACCTTCAAATAAGAAAGAGAACATGTCTTGCTGTCTCTATAACAGCAGCATGTCTTTGATGAAAGGGCCCTTTATGATGAATAGAAGGCAGGCTATCATAGGTGCTTCTTACAGCTACATACTGGTCGTTGTTTTTATTCAATGCCTTCAACAATACCGATGCTTAGATGCTGTGCTGTCAGGGAAAGCAGATTTAAAAAAGCAGGTAGAGAGCTGTGTCCAAAGCATGGCTGAAGCAGTTTTTGATGAACTTGCAAATGCGTTATTAGGTGACTTTGAGAAGGCCAGCAGTATTAGATTTAAACAGTGTGAAATAACAGGTAACTTTTTGACAAAGAATACACATGACCACTTCATAAGAGTCTTCTCCGGCCTCATAATGAATTACTTTTTCTTGAGCTGTGATTCACTATTAAGGAACTCTCAACAGCAAAACAAGCAGTTACAGATGTTACGGTTCGGGATGCTAAACGGTTTGAGTAGGTTGTCATCACCAAGCGAACTAGGGAGGAAATTTCACAGTAGTTGCAGAACGATAGAAGACAATGTAATAAGGTTATATTTGCAGACAACTGTTTATTGTTCTGTAAGAGAGGTTGAGACAAACATTGAACAATGGAATGTGTCAGACCTCTGTCCTAGAAGCAAAATTCCTTCTTTCTCAATTTATGGTGCTTGGGTGAACAGTGACAGACAACTAATTTTTGACATCTACAATGTTCACATTTATAACAAAGAAATGGACAATTTTGATGAAGGGTGTATAGATGTGCTCGAGGAAACAGCAGAACGGCACATGCTGTGGGAGCTCGATCTAGCAAGGTCGTTTGAGGGAGGAAAGAGCCATCATAGGAGGGAAGGGAGGCTATTGATGGGTGTTCCAAATGCATCCAGAATCCGAACAACAGAGGGCGAAAGGCTAATCTCATATGAAACAGCTTCAGATGACATGTCAGATGCTGGCTCAAACAGCAGTACAATTACACGAAGGTCTGTTGGCTCAAGTAGTAAGAGGATAAAGTCAATATATGGAAGATACTGTCTTAACATTAAGCCATTTGAGTTGGAATCTGGTTTCAAGGTTGAGAGAGACCCTCTAAGAGACTATAGACAAGCCATAACAGACCCAGGAACTAATACAATCTATAGACCTAACCTTGATAGTCTGCTAAAAGACTGTTTGACCATCATTAAGTTAAATCCGAGTCATACGATGGGCTCTTTTGAGCTGATCCAAGCCATTACAGAGGCTGCAAGAGTTAAATTTCCTCCAGATGCCATTGAAAAGACAAGGAAAAATGCAAAGAATTGGGTTAGTGTGTCAGAGGTTACTGAAACCACTAGCATTGTCTCTGTGCCCAAAACACATATGTTGCTTAAAGATGCCTTCAAGATACTTCTTGGAACCGAAAACAAAAAAATAGTGAAGCTGTTAAGGGGAAAGCTAAAGAAATTAGGAGTTATCAATACAGATGAGAAAATGGGCAAGACATACTGCCAAGATCTGTTGAAGACAGTGGAAGGATTGACTGATAAGCAAAAAGACATGATCACAAAAGGGCTGCTAGAACCTCACAAGCTCTCCTTCTACCACTGGAAAGAGTTAGTGAAGAAACAAGTTACCGAAGTGTTGCTAACAGATGATGGAAATTACATATATTGCTGGCTTAAGACCTTAGCTGCTCATGTTAAAAAAGACATCAAAAAAGAATTGAAATTTATGATACCAAAAAAAGATTCATTGGAAGCTTCTCCTAACTCCATTTTTACCGATGAAGAGGTTATTGAGTTAATAAAGTTAAAGAAATTGATCATGTCAGAATCAATATCTGATAAGTTAAACATAGAGGCAGTTCTGACTGCTTGGGAGAAGACTGCTTTGCGGGTGAAGGAAGGTGATTCCATTATTAAGACTGGATTACTCTCACTGCTGTCAGCTCTGCCCACCCTGATCTCAATTTTTGAACAATATGATGTTCTGTGTCAATCAAAACTTGAAAGTCCTGCTGTAAGTTTCACTAAAGAAGAGATAGGAATTAGAATGAAAGAAAGAAGGTTTATAGAACAGTTCAGTCAAGAGATCATGGAGTGTATGAACCTGATCTTCTTCCTGACCTTAACAGCACCCTGGTGTGTACATTACAAGTCACTAGAAGCCTTCTTCATTAGAAATCCAAGCCTTGCAAATCTAGAAAGCACCGACTCAAAACCAGACTGCCAGTTGCTGGAGATGACTGTGTCAAATATGATCTATAGATTGCTGGCGCCCAACTTATCCTCAAGCGAAGATGCGACAACACCTAGCTACACTCAAGTGAGAAAGCTTATAGAATACCTAATTACGGCATTTACTGTCAATGGCCTTCCTCTTTCAGAGTCTCTAAACATGAATGAGAGTAATAAAGTTGTTCAGGGTGAAGAACAAATCTTACAGCAGCTGAAGGGTATGTTGTCGAGGATGGGTTTAAAAGGAGGAAGGCATGAATTCCTATGGACAGTGCATTTAATTGCAAACTCAAACTTTGAAGTGACCAAAAAATTAACTGGAAGACAAACCGGCGAGAGACTTCCAAGGAGCGTTAGAAGTAAGGTGGTTTATGAAGTTATCAAAATGGTAGGAGAAACAGGAATGGCAATCTTACAGCAACTGGCATTCTCTTGTGCACTTAACACTGAACATCGGTTTTTTGCTGTCTTAGCACCCAAGGCACAGCTAGGAGGTTGTCGAGATTTGCTGGTGCAGGAGACAGGGACTAAGTTAATCCATGCAACGACAGAGATGTTCAGCAGAACTCTCCTAAGTACAACTAATGATGATGGACTCACCAACTCACATTTAAAAGAAAACATACTCAATGTAGGTTTAGAGTCTATTCAGACAATGAAGATGACGCACGGAAAACCAGTTGAAAACTTCAAAGGTCTCGTTAACTTTTACAGGGTCATGTGCATTTCAGGAGACAATACCAAATGGGGTCCAATACACTGCTGTTCTCTTTTCAGCGGTATGATGCAGCAGCTGTTAAAAGATGTCCCAGACTGGTGTCAATTCTACAAATTGGCATTCATTAAAAACCTTTGTAGACAAGTTGAGATTCCTTCTGCGTCAGTCAAGAAGGTCTTAAACTCAGTAAGGTACCATGTTGGTGAGACTATAGACATTGAAGCACTAACTGAAAGAGACATAAGGCAACTTCTCTTAAGCAACCTGAACATTTGGGACCACAATAAGATAATACAGTTTCTCGTGAAGACCTATATTAGTAAAGGAGAAATAGCTATGAACAGCTATAATCACATGGGCCAGGGGATACATCATGCAACATCTTCAATATTAACATCAGCATTTGCAGTCACCTTTGAGGAGTTGGCCAGAGATTTCTTTTCAGAGTGTTTCCCTGAATTGACTCTCAAGTTAGATCATGCTGGCAGCTCAGATGATTATGCCAAATGTCTTGTGCTTTCAGGTGTACTATCTGCCAACACCTTTAAAGCCTATGATGAGAATTTTTGGGATGCTTGCTGCAGATTCAAGAACCTAACTGCAGCAGTTGCTCGATGCTGTCAGATGAAAGACTCTGCCAAAACCCTTGTAGGAGACTCTTTTCTAGAATTCTACAGTGAATTCATGATGGGGAATAGAGTCACTCCTGCAGTAATAAAGTTTATACTGACCGGTCTGATCAACAGCTCTGTCACTTCGCCTCAGAGTATGAGTCAGGCATGTCAGGTCTCTTCTCAACAGGCAATGTACAATAGTGTCCCAATGCTGACTAACATTACATTCACCACACTGAGGCAGCAGATGTTTTTCAACCACATTGAGCCCTTCGTACGAGAGTATGGACTCGTCACACTTGGGTCGCTTTCACCTTTTGGGAGACTTTTCGTGCCGAAATTCAGTAATTTGATAGGTTCATCAGTTGCCCTTGAGGATAGCGAAGTTATCTCTTGCTCCGCCAGGATGTTGAAGCTGAACTATCATGGATTGCCTGTGTCCAGCAAAACTGTTATCGATAGTGATAGTAGTATCAGCTCAGATACTGGTGATGCATATTCAGAAACCAGTATGTCTAGTACTTCAGAGTCAAGCGGCTCCAGCTTTAAATTTGAGCTCTTAAGAAGCCTCACACAGACTGAGGAGTTATTTGCTAAAACAGTCCAGGACTATTCCATCCCAGTGAACACAGAAGTAGTGAATGACGAGTTGGACTTGATATACCAAGACAGTAAAGAAGGGCCTTTAGATCCAAAGTCTACACTTAAGAACTCAATTTTAGTTGGTAGTTGCAATTGGTTAAAGACCAGTTTGAAGATGAATCCTCTTGAACTGGCTGTTAGGATTAGAGCTATCCTAAATGTTCTGATAGCTGGGCACTATAGATCGTTTGGATCTGAGGGGACAGAACATGCAGTTAAGGCCTCTTTAAACAGAGATGAGAATGCTGTTATTGAGGATCCGATGATACAACTGATTCCTGAGAAGTTAAGAAGAGAGTTGGGGAGGTTAGGGTTGCATAAGATGAACATTGAGGAACTACTTCCTGGATTGCAACCAGAGGACACTCTCGCAAGCCTTGTTGCCAGAAGATTGATCACACTGAACGTTTCTACCGAAGACTATAGCAGCGAGGTTGCTAGACTTAAACAGACTCTCACTGCAAGGAATGTCATACATGGCTTAGCAGGTGGTATTAAAGAATTGTCTGTTCCCCTGTATACTATTTTCATGACTTCATACTTTTTCAAGGACAATGTATTCTTCGAACTAGAGGACAGATGGAACACAAAGCACAGCCTGAACTACAGGGACAGCACTGGGAAACTGCTTAATGGGAAAGTTGTTACAAAGTACCCTGTTTGGTTGGAGACCTTCTTAAGCTGTCGGCTAACCTGTAATTCAACAAGGGAAGCAGCAGACAATTCATTATTCAGTGAAAACCTCAGAGGATTTGAGATCCTACTCAAATCGGGACATCCAAGAGAGTTGAGCTTAATTTTAAGTGATCTGGATATCCTTCACAAGGAGTTTGCAGGCATCAGCATCCAGTTCTCTGACTGTAACAGGCAGAAACTGAAAATAGTTGAATCTCAGCCTCCTGATGCAGAACTGGAGGCAAATAAGGCAGTGATAGTAAAATCTAAATTATTCAGTGCAACCGAATCAATAAGTCTAAGCAACACACCTGCTATTGTGATCGGATACTTGTTAGATGAAGCCTGCATTTCTGAAGTTCGACCTACCAGGATTGACCTGTCGAATTTGTTGAAGGATAAATTTAAACTAACACAGTTTTATCCTTCCGTCATAGAGCTAGTCACCAACATTTGCACAGAATCCAAGGTTAACCAACAGGATCTAGACTGCCACCCAGATTTGTCCAAAGTAGCAAAGTACTCAAACAATCTAACAATGCTGTGCCGTATGATCCAGAAGGCTAAGCCAACACTGACTGTCTTCTACATGCTCAAAGGCTCTCATTCAACAAATGAACCCACAGTCTCAGAACTCGTTTCTTATGGAATAAAAGAAGGAAGGTACTTAAAACTTCCTGAGCCAGGGATTGATACAAGTTCCTTCAGTGTGAGGTATTGGAAAATTCTTCACTGCATCTCTGCAATCAACAACTTAGTTTTAAGTGACTCAGAGAAAACAAGCATGCTGGTTAGTTTCCTTAACTGGAAGCCTAGCCTGGATCTTGCCACAGAAAGTTGCCCAATGTACACACAAGAGAGATCAGTGTTGGAGGAGTTTAATGATAAGGTGTTATTAAATGTTCTTGCTAGTGAGCTACCTAGCATTCGCAATGAACAAGAGAGGAAGAGTATTGGCGATCTCATAGACTACATTGTTTCTCCAAGAGAACTGTTAAAGAAAAAGCCATATCTAGGGACTACAGCACAGTTTAAAACATGGGGTGAAGGACACAAAACAGGAAGGTTCATTTACAACAGTCCTACAGGAGAAGCCACTGGTATATTCATCAGAGGGAAGCTGCACATACATTTATCGACAGAAAGCAAGGGGCTATTATACGAAGTGGAGAAGAATGTTCTATCATGGTTGAGCAGGAGGAGAACTGATCTCGTTTCAAAAGAACAGCATGAATTTTTTATGGACATGCTGCCTAGTGATAGAGAAGTGAGCCACAAGGGAAAAGATGGGAAAATCGTCTCAGTGACACTTGACAAAGGAGACATCCGAATGCTGAGTATTCATGAAGTCCGTCCAGGTCTAAAAGTGGTAAAGATTAAGCAAAACATCCTAACTGTGAAGAAGCAAATAGCATACAGCATGGACAGCGAGCCTAGACTTGTTTGGAGTAAAGGACATATTAGTATAGTGTATGACGAGTTGGAAACACAAACTACATATCACGAGAACATATTGAAAGTAAGGAGAATATTGGAACAGGTGGTTGGGAAGTCATCTAGCCCTGCGAATGCCACCTTCTCCGAGACCAGGGTGACCTTGACAAGAGTAAGATTGAAAGACGATGTTGTCTTGAACTCTATTGCTCTCCTTCATGTCTTTATGCATCATGCACCAAGAGCTGCAATCTTGGAAATGAATTCTAAGAACACACTGCTTAGCAGGTATTTAAGTGGAGGACACGTTAAGGAGTCTTGTCAGGTGTTTTCAGGAATAAGCAGCTCTAGGAAAACGGTAGCATCTCGACAGCTTAAAGGAAAACTCGTTGACAGTAATATAACAGAAAAGGAACTGTGCGATTCACTGTCAAAGGAGTTTAGACTTGCCGGAATTCCGCCCAGCAGTTGGCCAGAGGTCCAAGCTGCACTAGAAGAAAATGGCCTCTCGACCATCGAGGTTGGACTAGAAAAACAGACGGTCAGAGCAGATGCACTTTGGCAGTTCAGTCAGGAGTTGGATTCTCCCAGGTTATCAGCAGTCTGGAACTTTAGAACACTTGTCGGCTGTATCTCTTCAGAAACAATACCACAATTTATGATTCCATTCATAAGTACAACTGGAATCTTCATGAGATACTTTCAGGTATTTAAAAAACTCAGGAGACTTCTTAATGAAATCAATCTAAAAGATGAAGAACTGGACTGTCTCGTGATGCTACTCATCATAAAGCACTATCATGATGAAGTGGTTGTTGAGGGAGTCTATTTCTCTCCAGAATCGCTGCTATCAATTGTTAGGACTAAGGTGTTCACCCTGAAAGACAGAGTGCGTCTTGAGTTCAACACAAGAGAGGGACGGCTCCAGTTGACTACATCAGTGTTGATGTTATCCAGTACAGAGATGTCACAGGACAAAAAACTCAATCTAAAAGTTTCACAGCAGAACTTACTGACAACCATGGGAAACCTCTTCTTGGATGTCCCTAACATGAAGAGCATTAAAGAACTTTCCTTAGGTATGGAGAGAAGAGCAGATGAGTGGGGAGACTGGCTTGATATCATCATCTGTGAGTCCAACTATGAAAGATTGAGAGTAGACAACACACTAAAGATGTTCCTAGATAAGAGAGTGTCTGACTCCTTTGTCATTGAATTGGCCAACGTTTTAAGATCAATGATGGGGAAGCTTGACATTAGTAAAGTTGACTGTGAACAAGATCGTCAGGAAGTTAGAGTTGAAGTGGACTACACTATTGAAGAGCTATTTGACACTGAAGACTCGTTAGAACAGGAGGCAGAAGAGGCACCGGTGCCAGATGAGAGTGGGACCTGGAGCTTTGGGTGGTAGCTGACAGCTGCACACAAACTACTTACTAACTATCAGCTGTTTAAAGAGGGTGTGGGG